TGATATTAACTGACAGGTCTGACTGGAACACCACTTCATGTGGTAGTCCTAGTTCTTCTAGATAGTTATTTAATCTGCCATTCAAGTAGGCAAGGTTCTGATCAATAATTTTCTTTCTGATAAATGAATCTTTAGAAGTAAGAAGTTTGTACAAGAACTCTTGATGTTCTTTGAGTTTTGTAAGTTGATTGATCAAACCATAATCAACAGGTTCTATGTTCTTCTCTTGTAACGTTTCAATCTGTTCAAGATGCGGATTCTCTTCTTTTGTTTCACGCTCTAATTCTTGTTCCAAGTTACTTAAATTCTGTCTGTGCTGGTATGCCTTGTCGGCGTCAGCATATGAAGTCGCAGGACGGCCACCTATATCGCCTATTTGTTGTATGCGACCTTTTGTATGTGTAATGTTTTCTTGCAACTGTTGTAAGTTTTGTGTGTGTGCTTGTATATTTGTATTTGTATTAGAAATTATTTTTTCATGTGCGGTGTCATCATGTATCTCTTGTTCACACATGGGACAAGTTTTGGACTTCAGTGTTTCTATGTGTTCGTTTAGTTGTGTGATCTGCTTTTCAATACTGTTGCTCTCACGCACATCATAATCCAACTGCTTGTTGAGAGTTGTAAGCTCTTGCTGTTTCTCTTTCCATTCAGACAACTGCTTATGTAATTCAAGCTCATGATCGATGTCTATGTTCTTTAACTCTTTGATGGAAGACTGTAGATTATCCATTGTTTTGTCATGCTGGTCTATCCATGCTTGGCTTTTTACTTTGAACTTTCTGATAGTGTCTTCAATTCTTTCATTGCTGGTCTTGACTGCTTCTATTCTCAGCTCTTCTGCTTTGATGTCTTCTTTTGTTAGCCTTACTTGCTCTTTTAGTCTGTCTGCTTTGTTAGACAGTTGTGTAATGCCGAGAAGTTCTTCTATGATCTCACGCTGTTCTGTTGGCTTCATCGCAAGGAACGGCTGATTGTAAGTGTTCAATGCTATGATGTTTTTGAACAATGCGTGGCTCATGCCAAACACACGATTGATCTCGTCCTGTGTCAGCCTGTTCTCACCCTGTGCTTCGTCTGTGTCCTTTTCGTTGACCATCTCATCGTCAACAATGAACTTGAAATAGTTGGGCTTACGACCACGTTCTATTCTGTACTTGTGGTTGTTGACTTCAAACTCACAACTCACACTCATACCTTTTTGATTGGTCTTGTTTATGAGATTGTCACGCTTGATGTTTGTCACTGCATCTCCGAACAAACAGAAGCTCAGTGCGTTTATTATGGTGGTCTTACCTGTACCGTTACGTGATCCTTCGCCACCCAGGTCCAAGTTGTTACCTAATACTAAAGTGAGTCCTGGTTGATCCAGTTTGACGACCTGTGTGGCCGCCCCCACGCTCATGAAATTTTTTATTGTTAGTGTCTTAAGATTTATCATAGCCTGTTGTATATCTCTACTAGTACTGAATTGTCAAATGTCTCTGATTCTATGCTTCTCAACTGTTCTAACACTATCTCGTCCACACTCTGGAACTTGATCTCTCCTTGGAACTCCAGTTCGTCTTCTATCTCTTTGTGTGGCAACAGACTGATCTCTCTCAGGCTGTAAGTGTTTTGGAAATTCTCTTTGATGAAGTTTGCTTCTTCATATGTTATGTCAATGTCTATTTTCACTCTCACGTGTGTTTCTGGCTCCAAGTAGTCATCTGGTGCTTCCAGCAACTTGCTGAGTGTTATGGTTCTGTACTTAGGTCCAGCTGGCCATATCATGTACTTGGGATCCTGTCCCCACTCCAGCATCATGCAACCTCTGTCGTTGTCCCATGCATCTGCATAGTTGTGAGCAAAAGGATTACCTATGTAAGTCACGTTGCCCTGTGTCTGCCTCTTGTGAAAATGCCCGGAGAACACCATGCCGACATTGTTGAAGTGTGATGCGTTCAGTTCTCCATGATCCGGCATCTCTACCATTGCATTCATTTTAAAGTTTGGTAATTCAAAATGACCAAACATATATTTGGCTTTTATGTTTTTAATTTTTTTCCATTCGTTGCCTATCAACCACGGAACAAGTGCCACGTCATCCTTGACTATGATCTCATCTACAACCTTGACCTTTGGTATTTCTTGAGCGAACACCACCGAAGATATCTCACGCTTGTCCCTATAGAACAAGTCATGATTACCAACTAAGAAATAGGTCTGATCAAATGCTTCACTCAAACGTTTGAGATTCGAGATGGAATAATTGAGTGTGCTGATGTTGATCGATGATCTATGGTGATGCCAATCGCCCAGAAAGATGCAGGTCTCTGCACCAAATTTTTTCGCTTCGTCTATGAACCATTTTACAAATGCCTCACAGTCATTGTTGTGCTGACGTGAGTTGTTCTTCAGACCAAAATGTATGTCCGTGAAACAGGCCGCTTTTTTAAACATATTATTTTCTCAAACTTTGTTAGTAGTATACTACTTTTTGTTGTAATTGTCAATACTTGGTCCAAACTCTTGGTTATTTTTCATCTCGTGTTCTATCTGTCTAGTGTAAGAAGGACTCACTCCAGCTTCCTGTAGTAAATCGTCCCGTAAACTTTGATGTTTCTTTTCGACATTCAGGATACGAGTGAATGAGTTGGTTATTGCCGCGGTATAGTATGCGAAAGGATTCGCAGATTTGGATTCATCGAATTGTAATCCAATTTGTGAAAGTTGTAGCAATGCCTGTGATTGCATCTCATCATTGTAGGTATAACCTCTCCAATTACCTCTGCTTCCATATCTCTGGCAGAGCTTCATGTACATCATGGCCAACTTGTTGGTTATCTTTCCATGTGTCATAGAGAAGTGTCCATTCTGGAAACCACCTTTCCAGTGACTTATGCCCACAAGTTCCCATGTTCCATCATCTTTCATTTTATAATGTTTGAAGGGAATAAAGTTCAGTTTGACTTTCGTGTCTGCTATCGTCTTTGGATTGGTTTTCCTGTCTGGGTCATCTGGTATATGGTCAAATGTGTAAACCCTGATAATGACATCTGTGTCTTTGATGTCTCTCAATCTTACTTCATCATCACCTATCTTGGCTTTCTTTATACCAAGTTCATCACATTTTAACTGTGTCAGTCTTTCAGCTCTGTTTTGCCTTGCTTCCTTGACTGCTTTCTTTGTGATCTTTTCTATGGTATTGGTCCATATTAGGTCATAATTTGCATAATCCGGTTCGGTGAATTCACAGAAAGAGCCTTTGCTTTTGTGTATTTCCTTAAGGATATCTTTGTTGTTTAAGTAATTTGTACGTCTCATATTTGTATAATACAGTTATTATTACCAAAGGTCAACCTATACGTGAGTTCTTTTTAAATATAGTTTTAATTATACTTATAAATATCATTATGTCAGAGATATCAAACGATTTTAGAGCAAAACTACAAGCCAAAGATCCTAAGTTTTATGGTGAAGGCGGTATGTTTAATTACGAGAATATATTGAATCCCATCAGGCAAAGCGGTGGTATGATAATGCCATACACACCTATGATTCAAGTGACTCACGCACAGGTAGAATACAATCAGTATAACTTACCGCAGACAAACTTTGATTACTACGCTTACTCACGTAGAGCATCACCATATCTCAGTGTCACAGCACAATACACAGCACAGAACAGAGATGAAGCTCAGTATATGTTGGCCGTTATACATTTTTTAAGAGCGGCAACCATGAGTTATTACGGAGTACAGAACGTGAAGAAGAGAGGTATTCCACCACCGGTTTTATTATTCAGTGCATATGGTCCATATATGTATGACAAGATTCCAGTGTTACTACGTAACGTGTCTTTTGGTCTAGAGCAAGACATAGACTACGTTCCTTGTGGCTACGATGAGACAAAAGATGAAGGCTACCAATCCAAGTTCGGTGGCATGGATGGACCTCCACCGCCCATGAGCACATCACAGGCGAGCATAGAACAGGCGATTCAAAAAACTTACGTACCTGCTGTTTTGAACATATTCATGGACGTGGTGTACGCACCTATACCTGCTGAGTACAGAAGAGAATTTAATCTTGACAAGTTTAAATCAGGAGAGTATATTAACAGTAAAGGATTTAAAGGATTTATCTAATGGCACAGTCACCTTATTATAGAACACCGATTGTTGATGACTATCTTGACATACTTGATTTACCAAAATTACCAGCATCAGAAAATGATGAGTATTACACTATCGAATCAAAATTCAATTACAGACCTGACCTGTTATCACACGAATTATATGGGACAACAAGACTTTGGTGGATATTCCAAAGAAGAAACATGAACGAAATAAAAGATCCAATACGTGACTTCAAAGCAGGATTGACTATAAGACTACCTGACAGAACTATTGTATCTAGATACATGAGGTAGTAGAGAATGCCGGCAACACATCCAGACGATTACGCAACATACCCACCAGCTTATGCAGACCTCAC